ATGTTTCCCAATCTTTTTATTGAGCTCAAGCGCAGCAAATCCACCCAGCAGCAGCTGGCAGAGCGCATTGGCATTTCCCACAGTTCCTTGCAGAACAAGCTCCAAGGGCGGACGCAATTCACCCTGAAAGAGATGCGCGACATCCAGGCTGTTTTTGCGGATTGTTCACTTGACTATCTTTTTTCAGAGTACGGCAGCAAGCGCAGTCTACCATAGTTTCCTTTTTTTACCATCATGTTATTGAGAAGAATATCATGATTCTGGCAATTTGTCAAACATTTTGATAGTTACATTTTGGTTACTTAATTTCGCATCTATGCAATTTATCTCAGAATCACTTCAAATGCGCCAGAACAACCCAGAATCACTCAGAATGAACTATGACATTTTTTATGAAAGGAGAAATTACCATGACCCTCTACACCGCCGACCGCCTGGCCGAGATGCTGGGCGTGCAAAAATCCACCGTACAGCAGCTTGTGCGGGCCGGGGAGTTTGGCCCCACGGTCAACGTGGCACGCAAACACCTGGTGACCGAAGACGGCCTGGCCGGGTTCATTGCGCGCCGCACCGGCCCTGCGCACAGCGGCTCGGCCCCCGCACCGCAAACCAACTATCACCACCGGCACAGCGACCCTGGGCCGATCTGATTTGAAAGGAGTACATCATGCCCCAAACAAAAACAGCCGCCCCGGTGTTGCAGCACCGTGACGGCCAGACGAAAAATTTCATCACTTGTATTTTACCCTACATCAGCCCCATTTGCAAGGCTTTCGCCAATTTCACGCTAACGGCCTGCGGGTTGGGCGCGCTGTGCGCCGTGGCCGCCTTGGCCCAGGGCGGCGGGGCGGCTGCAATGGCAGGGCTGGCCTGCTGCCTGCTGGGTGGCTGGGCAGCGATCACGCTGCGGGCCGCGGTGTGCATCACCGACCTGATGCAGCGCACCGGCAAATCCGCCGCGGAGATTGCCTCCGACATGATCGAGTTTGCCTACCAACACTGTGAGGTACAAAAATGACCGCCCTGGACCGTTTTGCCGCTTTGGACAATCCCTTCCCGCCGGAAGATGAGCTGCCCGTTGGCTGCACAGCTGACGGCACGCCCTATTACGAGGGCGACGAGATTGTGACCCTGAACGGCGAGACCTACCTTTACAACGATTTAGACGTTGACACAATACTGACCACGCTGGGCATTGCCGCCCATACGGCCATACGGGAGATTTGAGATGGACAACAACATTACAACCCAGCACCTGCACTGGAAACGTGCGTTCAATCCGGACTGGTTCGGCAGCTGGTGTCTGCCGGACGGCAAGGATGTGATTTTGACCATTGCCACCGTGGACCAGGAGCTGGTGACCGGCGAAAAAGGCAGCCAGGAAATGTGCCTGGTGGTGCACTGGAAAGAAAACGCCAAGCCCCTGATCTGCAACAAAACCAACGCCAAAATGCTGGAAAAACTGGCCGGTTCCTCCTTTATGGACGAATGGGTAGGCATGGCGGTGCAGCTCTACTTTGACCCCACCGTAAAGTTTGGCAAAGAGCGTGTGGGCGGCATCCGCATCCGGCAGAAAAAGGTTCAGCCCGCTGCGGCCCCTGCCCCTGCCCCGCTGGTTTGCGCGGACTGCGGGCAGCCGGTACAGGCGTGCAGCATCAACGGGCAGGACTGGACCGCCGCCAAGGTGGCCGAAGCCGCCCGCAAAAAGTACGGGCAGGTGCTTTGCTGGCCCTGTGTGACCAAGCGGAAGGAGGCGGCGGACCATGCCCCGGAAGTTCACGCTGACTGAAGAGAACTACCACAGCCGGGCCGCGCGCAAGCGGTGGCTTTCCAGCAGTGACGTCAAAGCTGCCAAGCGGTGCGAATCCGCCTGGCTGGCAGACTACTGCGGCAAGATTAAACACGAGGAAAACAAGCCGGCCTTTGCCTTCGGCCACCTGTTTGAAGCGGCCCTTACCCTGCCCGGGCCCAGATACCAGAAGTATCTGGCCGCTCATCCAGAGCTGTGCAGCAGCCGCGGCCCCACCAAAGGCCAGCTGCGTGCCGAGTATGCCGCCGCCCCCACCATGGCCCACGCCGTGCGGCGTAGCCCCTACCTGTGGGGCATTGTGCGCCGCTGCAAAAAGCAGGTGATCCTGACCGGCGAGCTGAACGGGATGCCCATGCGGGTGATGATGGACCTGGTGGACAGGGACGGCAGCATTTACGACCTGAAAGCCATGCGCAGCTTTTTGCCCATTTACGATACCGCCCGCGAGGAATATCTGGACTGGTGGGCGTACTGGAACTACCCCATCCAGCTGTACATCTACCGCGAGATTGCCCGCCAGAACGGTCTGGCTGTGCCCCGTGTAGGGCTGATTGCCGCCAGCAAAGCCGACTGCGATGTGCAGGCCCTTGCCTTTGGCGATGAGATCATGCAGGCCGCTGCCGTGGATACCGCCTATACCATGCAGCGGATGGTCCAGATTCTTGCCGGGCAGGAAGAGCCCACCGCCTGCGGCCGCTGTGCCTGGTGCATGAGCCATAAACGCATTACTGAATTTGAAATGATTTGAGAGGGGTTTGAATCTATGCTGAATGTTATCGCTATCATGGGCCGCCTGGTGCGCGACCCGGAACTGCGGCAGACAACGACCGGCAAAACCGTAGCTTCTTTCCGCATTGCCTGTGACCGTGGGCGCCGCGATGCCAACGGCCAGAGCCAGGCAGACTTCTTTGATGTGACAGCCTGGGACAAAATCGCGGAGTTCGTGGCCAAATATTTTGCCAAAGGCAGCCTGATTGCCATTGATGGACGCTTGCAGAGCCGGAACTATCAGGACAAGAGCGGCAACAACCGCACCGCCATTGAGATTTTGGCCCACAACGTACACTTTGCCGGGGCCAAAAATCAGGCCGCACAGCCCACCCCCACACGGGAGCCTGATGTTGCTCCCCCGCCAGCACCGGCCACCAGCCTTGACAGCTTCGCCCCTATTGACGATACGGGCGACCTGCCGTTCTGATGGCACGGTATCTGCCCCGCCGCCCGATGAACCGCCGCCGGGCAGCGGACGAACCCGTGCGCCGCCATACCGGCCTGCCGCCGGAGGTATTCAACCGCATTGTGCAGGCGGTGCCCATGCAGGCGGCCGCCGAGCGGTACGGGCTGAACCCCGACCGGCGCGGATGGTGCTGCTGCCCTTTTCACAGCGAAAAGACGCCCAGCTTTAAGGTTTACCCCGGCACGGGCGGGTTTTACTGCTTTGGCTGCGGCGCGGGCGGCGATGTGCTGACTTTTGCCGAGCAGCTGTTCGGCCTGAAACCCGTGGACGCCGCCAGGCGGCTGGACGCAGATTTCGGCCTTGGCCTGTTTGCCGCCCCTGCCCCGGCAGATCCCGGCTGGCAGCGGCGCAAAGCCGAGCGGGAAGCCGCAGCAGCCCGGAAAGAGCGCCGTTTGTGGGCGATTGCCTTATGCCTGAAAGCTATCCACGATTTGCCTTTGCCCCGCCCCGGTGACGACGATTACGCCGCCCACTACGCATTGCAGCAGGCCAACGCGGAATGGCTGGAATACGCAAAAGAAAAGGAGGTGTTGCCCGATTGAGTGAAGCATACACCAAAGAGGACTATCTTGAAACGGATAAACCGTTCGCAGAATTGTTTGCGATCAAAAACATGTTCGAGCAAAAAAGGCAGCTCGAGAAAATAGCGATTGCCGCCAAAGCCGTGGGCGTGGCGAACTTCAAAAGCCTGTATGCCGCCTACTGCGACAGTATGCGCACGGCTTTTGTGCCAGAGGAAAACGTAACGACGGCACAGGGCCAGCCGCAGGAATTGAACTGCGGGGACTGGACCGTGGACGAATACGGGGTGCGCCGCGGCGTTGGTTCCTGCGAGGTCATTGCCTGCCAGTTCCCTGTTGTGCTCACCCGCCGCTTTGAAAACATTGATTCCGGAGCCGAAAAAGTAGAAATTGCCTTCCGCAAGGGAAGCTGCTGGCGCAGGCTTATCGTACCGTGTAGCCAATACGCCAGCCCCAAAGAGCTGGTTAAGCTCTCGGATGCCGGACTTAGCATCAACCTGCGCATGGCCAACGACCTGAGCGATTACTTTACTGATCTGTATGCCCTGAATTATGATCGCCTGCCCGTCAGCAAATCCGTGGGGCGGCTGGGCTGGGTGAGTGCAAACCAGTTCAGCCCCTATGTTCAGGGCCTTGTATACGATGGCGGGCCAGAATACGCGGCCATCTTCAACGCCACCCACCCTGCCGGGGATTACAATGCCTGGAAAACCGCCGCCAACGCCTTCCGGCGCGAAGGATACGCCGCCCGCATTGTGCTGGCCGCCAGTTTTGCCAGTGTGCTGGTCAAGCCGCTGGGGGTGCTGCCGTTCTTTGTGCACCTGTGGGGCGTGGATTCCTCCACCGGCAAAACCGTGGCTTTGATGGCCGCCGCATCCGTGTGGGCCAGCCCGGAAATGGGCAAATACATTAAAACCTTTGACGGCACCGATGTGGGTTATGAGCGCACTGCGGCGTTTCTTAACAGTTTGCCGATGTGCATTGATGAATTGCAGCTTGCCAAAAACGCCCGCGGGCAGGTGGTATTCAATGTGTACCGCCTCAGTCAGGGCGCGGGACGCATCCGCGGCAACAAGTCCGGCGGCGTGGACGTTACCCCCACATGGGCCAACGCCATGCTTACCACCGGCGAAACGCCCATCAACAGCCTGGGAGCCGGTGCCGGCGCCGTCAACCGCGTGATCGAAATCGAGTGTACTTCCGCCAGCAAGGTAGTGCAGGATGGCCATGCAGCCGCGCAGGCGTTCCGCCGGAATTACGGCTTTGCCGGGCGGGATTTTGTGCAGCACCTGCTGCAGCCCGGCGCGCTGGACCAGGCCAAAGCCCTGTACGATGCCGCCTTTGCCGCCCTGAACAGTGCCGCCACCACCGACAAGCAGGCCATGGCCGCCGCCCTGATTGTGGCGGCAGATACCCTTGCCACCCAATGGATCTTTGCCGATTCCAACGCCCTGACGGCGGCGGATGTCGGGCAGTTTCTGGCAAGCCGGGCTGCTGTTTCCCTTGGCGCACGCGGGTACGACTACATGTGCGACTGGGTGGGCCAGAACCTGAACCGCCTGCGCCCCGATGTGGAGCAGGGCGACATTTACGGCCTGCTGGATGGAGACTGGGTATATATCATCAACTCGGTGTTCCGCCGCGTGGCCGATGAAGCCGGGTTCAACCCCACCGCCCTGCTGAGCTACTTAAAAAGCACCGGCCTGATCAAGACCGGCGGCGGAAAAACCACCGTAACCAAGCGCATCCACGGCAGTGTGGTGCGCTGCGTCTGCCTGCATCTGGTGCAGGATATTGAACAAACCGATTCCGAATGTTCAGATTTTGAGCCATTGTAGCACCGCGTAACACTTGTCCGAAAACAAGGTGTTACATTTTATTGACGTTTTATCGTAAGAAAACGGAAATGTAACACCGTAACACCTGTAACACACCATAAACACACATATAGAGAAGACACATACACCCCACCCCCGGGAAGCGTATGAGGGGTGTGTCTCAGCCCTATATAGAGTATGTGCATAGAGGTGTTACGGTGTTACATCCTTAATTTTAACCGCAATAGCGTCAAAAATTTGTAACACCTGCGGTGTTACACCGGTGTTTTGGGTGTTACAGTAAATTGAGAACAATGATTCATAAGGAGACGTATAAAATGCCAACATTTCCCCTTCGTCCCTACCAGCAGGAATGTCTGGATGTCATCGCCAGGCAGGCGCCGGGGGCATACCTGTGCCGGTTAGCAACCGGGCTGGGCAAAACCGTGATCTTTACCCACCTGCCCCACCGGGGCCGCATGCTGATTTTATCCCACCGGGAAGAGCTTGTCCACCAGCCGCTGAAATACTTCACCTGCAAAACCGGCGTGGAACAGGGCGCCGAGCACGCGCCGCCGGACGCCGAGGTCGTCAGCGCGTCGGTGCAGAGCCTGGGCCACCGGCTGGACCGTTACGCCCCGGACGCGTTTGACACCATCGTGGTGGATGAAGCCCACCATGCCGCGGCCAAAAGCTACCGCAGCCTGCTAGACTACTTTACCCCGCGCCTTCTGCTTGGCTTTACCGCCACCCCCAACCGGGCAGACGGTGCCCGCCTGAACGATGTCTTCAGCTCCATCATCTTTGATAAGGATCTGCGCTGGGGCATTCAGCAGGGGTATCTTTCGGACATCATCTGCAAGCGGGTCAATATCGGGTATGATCTGCGCGGGGTCCATACCTCCCGCGGGGATTACGCCCCCGGCGAGCTGGCCGAAGCCATGGAGGGCACTGCCGATGCCATTGCCGAAGCGTACCGCCGCCTTGCCCACGGCGCCACCCTGATTTTTGCCGTCAACGTGGCCCAGTGCCACGAGATTGCCAAGCGCATTCCCGGCGCTGAAGTTGTGACCGGCGAGACACCGAACCGCAGCGAAATCATTGCCCGGTTTACGGCAGGCGAAATTCCCTGCCTGGTCAACTGCATGGTATTTACTGAGGGCACCGATATTCCCCGCGTGGAAACCGTCATCATTGCGCGGCCTACCCAGTCGGACGGATTGTATACTCAGATGGTGGGCCGCGGTCTGCGGCTGTACCCCGGCAAGGAATGCCTGACCCTGATCGACTGTGTGGGTGTGACCGGCAAAGCCAGCCTGTGTACTGCCCCCACCTTGGTGGGCGTGGAGCTGAAAGACGTGCCCCTTGCCCGCCAGCAGGATGTAGAGGGCATGCTGTTTGAACTGCCTGAAAAAGCCGAGCGCGCCGCCGACTGCCCCCAGAGCTGGATCAAAAACATTACCACAGTGGACCTGTGGGCCAAGGAGCAGCGGTATCTGACCCACGATGTGAACTGGTTCAAGATGCCGGACGGCAGCCTGGTTTGCAGCTTGCTGGACCACCGCAAGATCACCATTCCCCCAGCGGATGAACTGGGCAAGGTGCAGTTCTGCGGCCGGTACATTCCGCTGCAGCAGGCCCTGGACGAAGCCTACACCCACCTGTGTGCGGAATTTGCCGACCAGGATTCCATCTGGAACCTGAACGCCGTGCGCCGCTGGGGCAGCGTTCCCGCAACGGACAAGCAGATGCAGCTGATTCAAAAGCGCTGTAAAGGCCGGTTCGAGGTGCCGGAGCAGATGAGCAAAATGCAGGCCAGCCAGGTGCTGACCCGGCTGCTGAACGGAGGTGCTGCGTATGGCCGCAGCTGAACACAAGATCAACCTTTCCACCGAGGACGGCCACCAATACGCCCTGATGCTGTGGGCGCAGCAGGCTTCCGTGCGCCGCCGCTGGCCGGAGCTGGCGCTGCTTTACCACGTTGAGAACGAGCGTCAATGCACCCCGCAGCAGGCCGCCCGCCGCAAGCGGATGGGCGTAAAAAAGGGCGTGCCGGATCTCTGCCTGCCGGTGCCGCGCGGGCCCTATACCGGGTTGTATCTGGAACTGAAAAAGCCGGGCGGCCGCCTGAGTGAGGAACAAAAATGGTGGCTGGACCAGCTGAACCGGCAGGGCTGCTGTGCCACTGTCTGCTATGGATGGGAGGAGGCCCGGCAATGGCTGGAAAAGTACCTGCACATGCCGCACTGACCACCGCCGCCCTGGAGCGCACCGCAGCCGCCGGGCACGCCCTGCCAAACGGCCTGCGCCCGCCGGAGCAGCTGCTGTTTTTAAGCCTGCGGCATATCTACCGCGATTTTTACGCCAACCTGCTGACCCGCGACCAGGCCCACCGGGAAAAGACAGAAGCCTTGCAGCAGTACCGCCTGTATGCCGAGATGCTGGACGACACCCGCCGCCTGTGCCACACCTTTGTGACCATCACCAACGATACCGAACCCCTGCGCCGGGCTTATCATCTGGCCCGGCGCAAAGGTGCCCCGCCGGAGGAGCTGCTGGCCCTTGCCTGCCAGATCATCCGCACCGCAACCGGGGACAAAACGTTTTGAGGATGTTATTTGGAGGAGATTTGCCATGAATTTGAATTACTGCCCCGTTCCGGGCGCAAGCCAGCCCCGCGGCATGCGGTTCGATGCGGAAAACAGCCGGTGCATCCCTGCCGAACGGATGACGCCGGAAGAGCTGCGCCAGCTGCACCGCCTTGCCATCGAGCGCCGCCCCGAAGCCTGCCTTGGCTGCGGGCTGGAACATGATTGTTTTGTGTATGGATGTGCCGTCATCCGCAAAGCATTGCGGCTGTTGGGAGGTGGGGCGGATGCCTGTCTTTGATTCCAACTGTCTCTACATCATCCAATGCCTGGCCCTTGTGTTTCTCGCGGCCCCCTGCGTGCTCTTTGCGGGCGGCATGCTGATCTGTGGGCTGTTGTGGTGCGGGCTGCGCATCACCCGTGCGCTGCACCTGCGGCGGCTGGGCCTGCCGCGGTGTGGGCGCTGCCGCTACTGGGCCACCGTCCAGTGCCCGCTGTACGGCCGCAACACGCCAAGCGATTTCTGCAGCCGCGGTGAAAGGTGGGGTGATTGATGGATATTCTGCTTTCGATCATCGGCAGCGCCGTTCTGGCCGCGCTGCTGGCCGCCGCCTACACCGCCGGGCTCTGCGCCGGGAAAGCCGCCGCACATACGGACGAGGACGACGAACCGAAGATCTACATGGATCACACGCATGGAGGTGAGGATTGATGCCGAAATATTCCGATAGGCCCTGCGCCCGCTGCGGCAAAATGATGCTGCACGCCTATTGCAGCCAGCGCTACTGCAAAGCCTGTGCCCCGCTGGTGCGCAGCGACGATGCCATCATCAGCCGGGCCAAACAGCGCAGCCGCCGCGCCAGGAGCGAGATTGCCCGTGTGAACGGTCTCGCCCGCGCCGAAGGCAAGACCTATGGCTGCTATGTAGCCCTGCATGAGCCGCGGAAGGGGTGATGCCGATGAGCAGGCCGCATTATGGCTGGTGGGGATATGTAAAAGATATCATCCGCCGTTACCCCACCCTTTGTGAGCAGGAAAGAGCCCTGCACGAGACTTGCATCAGCCCTGATCTGAGCGGTATGCCCCACGGCTCCGGCACCCCCACCGACCCGGTGGCCGATGCCGCCCTGCGGGAACTTCCGGAGATCAACCGCCGGGAAATGGAAGCCGTGCGCCAGGCCATTGCCGAAACCCTTACCCTGGATACCGGCCAAGAGCGCATTCAGGTGATCCGGTGCGTTTTCTGGGACAAAACGCATACACTGGAGGGGGCAGCAATGAAATACTATATCAGTTATACTACTGCCAAAAGATGGCATAAAGATTTTATTCTTCTCGTCGCTGAAAACTTTGGACTTTTATCATCATGAACCTTAACATCCAACAAAATAGGCTATAATTTCTCTATGCTCCTTATGTTGAAAGCTTCTTACTATATGGTATAATAAACAAAAGTGCAATATAAGGAGTTGTATTTATGCAAAAATCCTTTGTCAGTAGCTATATTATAGAGATTTCACCGCACGGAAAAGAAACAGAAAAAAATCAACTTGCAGACACCTTTTCTGGCGGAATCTCCACAGGAAGGTGATTCGTCCTGCGATATCATTGATGTTCTTAAAAGTAATCTGCAGCTTCCTGACACATTTAATATCAAAAACGAACGTTTTGGTGCAAATACCGCAGCCGACAGTAATTATGAGCAACCCCTTTCTGAAGAAAGCGTCGGATATGTTACTTCTAGTACCCGTGCTAGTATTCGTTTGGATCATATTGCATCCTCCGGGGATATTTACAGCGCAGATCATAAAACTCGGCTTGGAAAATATCTCCATTTTGTAGTCGAATACGGCGAAACTGGAGACAATTCTATTGTCCATAGAGCTGGAGTTGAAGAATCTTTTCAAATTTTGCCGGATGATCAAGTATGCCGCCGTTTTAATGTTTTTATTGCTTTTTGTGATGATAGTGCCTCCAAAAATGGCGTTGTCCTTTTAGAATCACGCGGTCGACATAGTGTTGTATCTCCTATGATTCGTGTACTGAAGCGAGCTTCCAAACGGATTTCTGGGCGCTATTACACTGCAAAAATCACGCAATTTTCAGAAGCTGAAGCTGTAAAAAAGCTTATTGATAAGGGTGGTGTAAAACGAGTTCGCCTTATCAGTAACGCCCGGCCAGATACTCCGCATTCTCCCATGAACTATACCGGAAAGGAACTTATTTACTATCAGCCTACAGGTACCTCTCTTGCACGATATTTAAAAGAGATCCTTACTGCTGGCTTCAAAACAACACCATGCGACATTGCCGACATATCAAGTTTTGAACCAGATGAAATCAAATTTGAGGTTGCCGGAGAAAATGGAAGATCAAGGACTTATACAGCAGGAGATAATAAAGCAGCCTTAGTTCAAATTGACATAAGTCATGTTGTTGGTGCCGATGGTGTCACCAATGAAGACAAATTTTGTGAGGAAGCAAAACAAATTTTCATATCCCAACATACAAACCTCTAATTTATGGAAGGGGGTGCTATACCGATGCTAAGCTGCATCAGAAGTTTTCTCTTTTCTCCCAAGACCTGGATTTTTCTTCTTATCCTCGCATTTTTTGTCCGTCGGTTAATTTCAAAAAGCAATCGATCCGTCGACCAGTTGTTGCCGAAGGATATCTTCTCCAAATATCTAAATTCCTTCAGTACAAAGTTGGATTTAGTCTTTTTTGTATTTGTTTCCGCTGCTTTAGCAATGCTAACGCTTATTCAAAAACCAATAAACGATGATGTTGTAAATTTTTTGGGCGTTATAATTTCAATACTAATTGGTGCGGTACTCAACTTCATGGCAATGGCAGAGGATAAAAAAGCCACTGCTTCTTCCAAAAACATTCGCAGTATCAATGAAACCCGTGCATTAGGGCAAGGCACCGAAGCGTTATCTATTGGCATTATTGAGATTATTTTGTCTATTATTTTGCTTATTCTTCTATTCTTTGTTCCCGCCCCCTCAAATAAAGCATTATTTTATTTTGTTTGCTTTTGGGTTTATGCTTTATTTTATTTTTTCCTTTTTAACATTTTCTTTATGACAAAACGATTGTACGAAATATGTGAAGAAGTAAAATGAAATGGTCTTAAAAAGCCAAAATTCCATGTTATAATACCATCATCAAAAGCCGTAAGGAACGGGGCGACCGCCTTACGGCTTTTGTATTGTCATTTTATCCTCCCCATTTCAGCCAGACGGCCATGCCCCGCCTGGCTGTTTTTATGCCGCACAGCCGGCCCTTTGGCAGGGGCACTGTGTTCCCAGGCAACGGCACAGCAAGGGTGCAAGGCCCTTGTGCGGCCCCACTCCCCGGCACCCGACAAAGGCTCACACATTTTACTCTCTTTCCTTTTGTCCGTGCGTGCCGGGGGTTCTTTAACATTCCCCCGCCCCAACATGGCGGGGTATTTTATTGCAGAAAGGCGGTGACCACCGTGCCATCTATTACCCCCAAGCAGGAACGTTTTTGCCAGGAATACATTGTGGATTATAACGGTGCCCAGGCCGCCGTCCGGGCCGGGTATGCCGCAAACTCCGCCCGCAAAACGGCCAGCCGCCTGCTGACAAATGCGGACATTCTTGCGCGCGTGCGCGAATTGCAGCGCGAGCAGACGGCCCGCCTGGCCTTGACGCAGGACTATGTTCTGCAGCAGCTTGTGGATACCTACCGCTGCTGCCGGGAGCCGGAGCCGGTGCTGGTGTATGACCCCGATGCAGGCGGCATGGTGGAATCCGGCAAGTACCAGTTTGACAGCAAGGGTGCCCTGCGCGCGCTGGAGCTGATCGGCAAGCACCTGGGCATGTACCAGGACAAGCTCAAACTGGACGCCAAGCTGGATACCGGCCAGCTGGGCAAGGTACTGGAACAGCTGGGTGCGCCGGATGGCTGATCTGCTGCTGTCCGAAAAATACAAGGCATTCCTGCGCTGCACGGCACCGGTGGAATTTCTGGAGGGCACCACCGCAGCGGGCAAAACCACCGTGGGGCTGTTCAAGTTCATCCTGCGGTGTGCGGCCAGCCCAAAGCGGCTGCATGTGCTGGCGGGACTGGACCAGGGCACGATTGAAAAGAACATCATCACCAAGGAGCTGGGCGTGCTGGATGACTTTGGCGACTTGGTTGAATACTGGCCGGGCGGCCGCGGCGAGGACCGCCTGCCCCATCTGCTGCTGCACGCCCCAGGCGGCGACCGCAAGATCTATGTGATGGGCTATGCCGACAAAGCCCGCTGGAAAAAAGCCCTGGGCGGCCAGTATGGCTGCCTGTACATTGACGAGATCAACATTGCGGACATTGACTTTGTGCGGGAAGCCGCCATGCGCTGTGATTACCTGCTGGCCACCCTGAATCCCGACGATCCCGGCCTGCCGGTCTATGCGGAGTTTATCGACCATGCCCGCCCTCTGCCCCGGTGGGCCCAGGACACCCCAAAAGAAATCACGGCTCAGCTGTGCCAGACCGCAAAGCCGGGCTGGGTACACTGGTTTTTCTCGTTTGAGCACAACCTGGGGTTATCCGCAGAGAAGCGGCGGCAGATCATCAGCATGGTGCCGCCGGGCACAAAGCTGTACAAAAACAAAATCCTGGGGCTGCGCGGGCGTGCTACCGGGCTGATCTTCAGCCTGGAGCCGCGCCATTTGATCTGTGCGGCAGAGCTGCGCGCCCTGCTGACCCGGCCGGAACACCCGCTGCACTGGGTGCAGCTTTCCTGCGGGGTGGACACCAGCTACAGCCAGCAGACCGCCGATACTTTTGCCTTTGTGCTGGACGGCATTCTCTCTGACCGGCGCAAGGTCACGCTGGCAGCCCAGGCCCACAACAACAAGACCCGCGCCGAACACAGCCTGCCGCCGCTGGCCCCCAGCGATATTCCGCCCCTGCTGCTGGACTTTCTGGAGCAGCAGCGCAGGGCCTGGGGCTTTGCCCGCACCGTGTATCTGGATTCCGCCGACCAGGCCACGATCACCGAATGCCAGAAGTACCGCCGCCTGCACGGCTGCATGTATGACTTTGTGCCTGCCTGGAAGCGGCTGCCGGTGCTGGACCGCATCAACCTGGAATGCGGCTGGCTGGCCCACGGGGACCACCTGTTTGTGCAGGAAGCCTGTGCCCCCCTGATTGAGGAATACAACGTATACAGCTGGGACGAAAAGAAGCCCAACTGCCCGGAGGACCGCAACGACCACTGCGTAAACGCCGAGCAGTACGCCTGGCTGCCGTATAAGGAGCAGATTGGATGAGATGGATAGAAAGGGTGAAGACGATGATCCGCAGCTGGCTGGAAATTCAGCCTGCATCCGGCAAAGGGCTTGTGATCCGCGAGCCGGTCAGCTTTGAAACCAACGTGCTGCGCAACCGCATCTGGTACCGCGGCGATGCCTGCGAGCTGGACCAGCTGTTCAAGCTGCTGGGGGATGACGAGGTGAGCCGGGCCAGGTTCTGGGCCGCTGCGCCGGAGGATGAAAGCATCCGCAAGGCCCACAGCGGCCTGCCGGGCATTATGGTGGATATTCTGGCCGGCATTGTGAAAGCCGACCTGAACGAGCTGGACTTTGACGGCCCCGCCGCCCAGGACGCTGCCGCCCGCTGGGCACAGCTGGCCGAAGAGAACGACCTGCCGGGCCTTGTCAGCCGCGCTGTGGCCGACACGCTGGTGACCGGGGACGGGGCGTTCAAGATCAGCCTGGACCCCAACGTCAGCACAGAGCCGATTTTGGAGTTCCGTGGCGCGGACCAGGTGGAATACCGCACCAGCCACGGGCGCATCCAGGAGATTTGCTTCCTTTCCCCTGTGGGGGAACGCGGGCGGATCCTGCGGGAGGTATATGCCCCCGGCCGTGTGCAGTATGAGCTGCTGGACGGAGACAAGGTTTTGCCTGTCACCGCGGAGCCGGACACTGCCAACCTGCGGGATGTGACCTTTGCCGGGGATTTTATGCTGGCTGTGCCGCTGCAGTTCTGGCCGTCCGCCCGTTGGCGCGGCCGCGGGCAGAGCATCTTTGATAAAAAGACTGATGCCTTTGATGCCCACGATGAAATCATCAGCCAATGGATGGACGCGGTGCGGGCGGGGCGGGTGCAGCGCTATATTCCGGAATCCCTGATCCCCCGCAACCCCGAAAACGGCGCGCTGCGGATGCCCAACGCCTTTGGCTGCCGCTTTGTGGCTGTGCACGAGAGCAGCAAGGAAAACGACGACGACAAGATCCAGACCGAGCAGCCGGACATCCGGTATGATGCTTTCCTGGCCAGCTACACCGCCACGCTGGACATGTGCCTGCAGGGCATTATGAGCCCTGCCACCCTGGGCATTGATCTGGGCAAAATGTCAAGCGCTGATGCCCAGCGCGAGAAAAAGGACGTAACCGGCTACACCCGCAGCGCCATTACCGATGCGCTGGAAAAAGCCCTGCCCCGCCTGGCCGAAGCCGCCCTGAAAGCCCAGGATATCCAAAACAGCCTGCTGCCCGGCGAATACCACGCCTCCTGCAGCTTTGGCGAGTACGGCGCCCCCAGTTTTGACAGCCGGGTCCAGACCGTTGCCGCCGCGGCCGGTGCAGGCGTGATGAGCGTGGAAGCCCAGGTGGATGAGCTGTGGGGGTCCAGCAAGGACGATGCCTGGAAAGCCGCCGAGGTGCAGCGCATCCGGCTGGAGCAGGGCATTACCGACGCTGCCGAGCCGGAGCTGGATGCCCCCTCCGGCCTGATGCCCGGCCCTGACGCATGACCGCCCGCGATATTGCCGCCCTGTTTGATGCCCTGGAGCTGGATCTGGTAAAAAGCCTGCACCGCTGCCTGACCCGCCACCAGCGGCAGGAGCAGACCGAGGGCGGCCAAAACGGCACACCCCGGCACTGGCAAGCCTGGCAGGCCGCCAAGCTGCGGGATCTCCGGCGCTTCCGCCGGGAAAACACCGCCATCCTGGGCGAATACCGGGACCGCATTGATGCCGATACCCGCACCCTGTTGGAAGAGGAAGCCGCCCAGGGCGGTGCGGATGGATTTTTCCGGATGAGTGACGAGCGGATGACCGCCCTGCTGAACGAGATGCAGCAGGCCAATGAGCAAAGCGAACGCGCCGCCCTTCGCTACATGAACGATGTGTACCGCAAAACCATCCTGCGCACCGCCGCTGCCATGCAGGCAGGTGGGCAGACCCTGCAGCAGGCCACCGACGCGGCGACCCGCAATTTTCTGGATCAGGGCATTGCCTGCATCCGCTACCGCAACGGCCGCCGGGTGAACATTTCCACCTATGCCGAAATGGCCCTGCGCACCGCCGGGACCCGCGCCATGCTGATGGGGGAAGCCGCCCAGCGGGAGCGCCTTGGCCTGGACACGGTGCTGGTCAGCCAGTACGGTGCCTGCTCCAAAACCTGCCTGCCCTGGCAGGGCCTTGTTTACATTGATGATGTGTTCCAGCCCTACCACGGCCCCCGCACGCCGGGCGGAACATACGGCATCAGCCGCAACGGCAGGCAGTATCCGCTGCTGTCCGTTGCCATGCAGGGCGGGCTGTTCCACCCCAACTGCCGCCACACCCTGAGCACCTGGGTGGAGGGTGTCAGCACCCGCCCACGCCCGATGGACAAAGCCAAAGTGGAAGTCGCCGCCCAGCTGGAAGCCAAACAGCGCGCTTTGGAGCGCAGCGTGCGCAAAGCCAAACGCCAGGCGGCGGGCCTGTGCGACCCCGCCGCTGCAAAATCCGCCCGCGCCCGTGTGCGCGCCGCCCAAAAGGAGCTGCGGGATTTTGTGGCCGACCATGGGGATGTGCTGCGCCGGAATGTGTGGCGGGAGAGGGACACGGCAGCGCTGGAACGCTATACAACCCCTGCCGCAAGTGGTATACTGGACACATCAAACAGGATTGGTGTGAACCCGGACGTGAATTATATTTGTGACTTAAACCCTGAAATTTACAAAGCAGCTGTTCCAACTATCACTACAGAGCATGTTATCATCACGGATAAGCAGCTTGAGCATATCCGTGAACGGCATCCTGATATTTCTGCAACAGTCATGGAGCAGTTGACTGAAATCATTCACGCACCGGACTACATCATCGAAACCGACATGCCATATACTGCAAATATTCTGAAACACTTGGAAATCAACGGCAAGGGGTACCAGCTGGTGCTGCGCATCCGGACTGACAGCGACCCCGAGGAGTTCCAAAACTCCGTTATAACGTTTATGTCTGTAAACGAAAAGCGTTACCGCCAATACCTGCGGAACCGCAAAATACTTTACAGCCGGGAATGAATGTGCTAAAATAAGCATAGGATAAGAAAGGCATTTGAGGTGGTAAATTTCGTAGCGACCACACGCCGATGGTAACGACAAGGGCTTTTGCCCTGAGAGATGCAGGAGGATGCTACGCCTGCCAAATGCCAATCGATGGGGAACGGTTTTGATGCCGTTCCCCGTTCCTATTTCATAGCTTAACAACCACGATGCAAAAGCACCGTGGTATTTTTATGCCTGCTTTTGACCGCATGAGGTCAAGGCGGGCAATTTTTATGCCCAAAATCAGAAAAATCAAGAAAGGAGAACCCAATGAGCGCAAAGAAAAAGCCTGAACCCGCGGCCCCCGCCGCCCAGGAGCCGCAGCAGGAAGAAAAGGGCGCGGATCCCACCACGGACAGCCAGCCGGATGCAAAGTCCACTGAACCCGCGGACGCTGCCAACCAGCCTGCGGACACCGAACCACCCGCCGGGCCGGATGCAGAACCCGACCCGCAGCAGGACCCGGAGCCCCCGGCGCAGGAGAAATCTTCCCCCACCCCGCAGGCGGAGGGCACTGCTGCCCCGGATACCGAGCTTGCCCAGGTAAAAGCGGCCCTGCTGGCTGCCAACTGCGAAATTGCCGCCTACAAAGCCGGTGTGGACAGCGCCATGGTGGCGGATGCCATCACGCTGGCCCGCGCCGAAGCCGGGCCGGGCGCTGACGAAGCTGCCATTGCCGCTGCCATGCGGCGCGTGCTGGAACGCCACCCGGAATGGAAAGCCCCCGCCGCTGCCAAAAAGACCACCGGCGGCTTTCAGCTTGGGGCTGACCCTGACGCAGCTGCCAAGCCCACCGCACCCCAGAAAGACCCGGCCGGCGCCAAGCGCTGGAACCGGTTCAAATAACCACCCTGAAAGGAGCCTGACACCATGGCAAACACCCTGAACTATGCGCAGGTCTGGAGCCCTGAACTGCTTGAGATCATGACGCAGGAAACCCTTTGCACCCCCTTTATCACCACCAATGTCAAGTGGCTGGACGCCAAAACCTTCCACTTTACCAGCATGAGCACCAGCGGCTTTAAGAACCACAGCCGCAGCGGCGGCTGGAACCGCGGCACCTATACCCAGACCGACCACCCGTTCACCGTAACCCACGACCGCGATATTGAGTTTTTGGTGGACAAGGCCGATGTGGACGAAACCAACGCGACCGCCTCCATCCAGAACATTGCCAAAACCTTTACCAAAACCCAGAGCGCACCCGAAAAGGACGCTCTGTTCTTTGCCAAGGTGGCCGCAACCGCAAAAGCCCAGACCGGCTACCACACCGAGACGGACCCCGCCACCATCACCAAGGCCAATGTTTACCCCTACCTGAAAACCTGCCTGTCTGCCGGCAAGCTGCGCCGCTATAAGGCCAAGGGCGCCCTGATTGCCTATGTGACCAGCGCCATTATGGACGCGCTGGAGCAGGCCCCGGATTTTACCCGCACCATTGCAGTGACCCAGATTGCTGACGGCGGCACCGGCATTGAGACCCGCGTGACCGAGATCGACGGCGTGCCCGTGATGGAAGTGATCGACGATGAAGTGTTCTATGATGCTTTCAAGTTTGACGGCGAGAACGGCGGTTTTGAGCCCGCTGCCGGTGCCCACAAGATCAACTGCCTGATCGCCACCCCGCTGACCACCAAACTGGTGCCCAAGATCAGCTCCATCTACTACTTCAACCCCGGCTCCCACACCGAGGGGGACGGCTACCTGTACCAGGAGCGTGAACTGAGCGACGTGTTCACCTTCCCGAACGGCAAGGACGGCAAGGTGGACAGCGTGTTTGTGGACACGGCTGCCAGCTGATGGGCGCTTACGTTGACGAAGCCGATTACATGGCCATGACGGACGGCAGCCAGCCCTATGACGGCCAGCGGATCTTGCAGGCCGAGGACGAGGTGAACGACCTCTGCTTTGGCCGCATTGCTGCCATCGGCTTTGAACACCTGACCGAGTTCCAGCGCCGCCGCGTCCAGAAAGCCGTCTGCCTGCACGCGGTTTTCCTTGCCCAGTATGCAGACATGCTGCAAAGCCCGCTGGCCAGCTATGGCATCAACGGGGTCAGCATGAGCTTTGACAGCGGCAAAACCGTAACCCAGGGCGGCGTTACCACAAGCCATGCCGTGCTGGCGCAGCTGAGGCAGTCGGGCCTTGCGGTCCGGCTGATCCCATGAGGTGGCCCCGGCTTGTGCCCCCCGCCGTGTGCTGCACCCCCTGTACTGTGGTGCTGACCAGCGCGGAGGGCGAGGACGGCGCGCCCCAGGTGCTGGCCGAGCTTTCCCTTGCCTGCAACTGGCAGGACAAGCCCCGGCAGGAGCTGGACGCCGAACGGCGGCTGATTACCCTGTCCGGCACAGCGCTGTTTGACGGTGACATTGCGCCGGACATTGAGATCCTGGCCGGAACCCTGACCCTGTACGGCCGCAGCTGGGTGATCTACCGCGGCACCAAATGCCGCAACCCGGACGGCAGTGTGAACTTTACCCGCCTGGAGGTGCGCTGATGGAAATTGAAGTCAAGTTGAACCAAGCCGCGATCGAAGCCATCCAGCGCGCCATGCAGGATGCAGCCCTGGAGGCTATGGGTCTGCTGCGCACCGAAGTGACCACCGCACAGGTGATGCCGTTTGATACCGGCACCATGCAGAACGCCCGCACCGCCGTGGTGCAGGATGTGCTGCCGGACACTGTGCACACCGCACTGGTCACAGATACCCCCTATGCGCGGCGGCTGTATCACCACCCGGAATATCACTTCCAGACCGGAAAGAACGCCAACGCCCGCGGTGAATGGCTGCACGACTGGCTGCCGGGCGGCGCACAGGAACACTGGCTGCAAACCACCTATGAATCCGCCCTGAAACGGAGGCTGCCCAAATGACCACCGAACAGCTGAAAAACTGGCTGAAAGCCCGGCGCCCGGAGCTGGGCAGCTGCATCCGCCTGGGTACTGTGGACGCCAACGCCGAATACTTTTTGGGCGTTTACCCTGCTGCCCGCAGCGGCCCGGCACACATTGCCCTGGGCGGTGCTGCCCAAACCAGCTACCAGGTGCAGGCCTTCCGCCTGCTGCTGCGCTGGGGCAAAGCCCAGCCGGAGGCCGAAGCCCAGGCCACTGCCCTGTGGGGGCTGTTTTATGGCCTGGCCGGGGCGCAGATGGCCGGTGCAGATGTCTGCCTGGCAGACCCCGGTGCGGGGCCCATCCCCCTGGGGCGCGGGGCCGACGGCGTGTTTGAGTACGCCATCAACCTGACAATGACCTGTAAAAAGGAGTGAAAACCATGGCAAACAAAACGGGTGTTTACCCCGTATTTGAAAACAAGTTCAAGATTGGTGCCCGCGGCGCCGCCGCCAAAAACACCATCGCCGATATGGAAACCTTTACCGTTGCCATTGACGGCAACGTGGAGGAGTGGAAGCCGATGGAGGCCGAAGGCTGGGTGCGCCGCATGGTGACCGGCAAAAGCCTGAAGATCACCCTGTCCGGCAAGCGCAGCATCGGCGATGCCGGCAATGATTATGTTGCCAACAGCGCCTGGGGCACCGGCTCCACCTGCGACAGCAGCTTTGAGTGGGAGTTCCCCAGTGGTGCTAAGCTGGAATTTGACTGTGTGCTGAGCGTTACCAACCCCGGCGGTGGTGATTCCACCAACGTGGCGGGGCTGGAATTTGAGGTGCAGAGTGACGGCAAACCCACCTTTACCCCCGCTGCATCCGGCTGATTTTGTTTTGTGCCGGGCAAACCGGCGGGCGGGCTTGGGGTTTGAAATGAATACAACACAATGGAGGGATTCCCTATGGGCAAACTGTATACCCTGGACGGCAAGCTGCTGACCGAAACACCGGAGATCCGCGTGGGCGAAAAGATCTACCCCGTGGACAACCGCAAAAAGACCGTGACCAAAATTCTGGATGCTGCCACCAGCGCCACCAAAAACACCTCTGCGGATGTGATCGACCGCTGCCTGGAGCTGGCGCTGGGCAAGCCCGCCGCCAAGGAGCTGAACGAGATGGACCTGCCGTTCCCCGCTTATATGCAGCTGTTCACCCTTGTGATCAGCGCCGCCACCGGTGAAAAGCCGGAGGTTGTGGAGCAGCGATTTCAGGACCCCGCCGAATGACCCGCAGCCGCTGTACGATACCGCATTTGACGCCGTGCTGATCGAGCAGAGCCTGGCCACGCAGTACGGCATTCTGCCCGCAGCGCAGGCGGAGCTGCCCTACCCCGAATGGGCAAAGCTGGTGGGCGGCCTGATGGACAACACCCCGCTGGGCCGCGTTGTGGCTGTGCGGGGCGAAACCGACCGCAAGAAACTGGCCGCCATGGGGCCGTGGGCCCAGCGCATCCACCAGCAATGGCAGGCACACCTTGCCCGCCGGGCCCTGGAAACTACGCCGCCCGCAGCCCTGCGCCGCCAGATGGACAGCCTGGAAGCAGCCATGGCAAAACTGTTTGGAGGTGAACCCTGATGCCGGAGGGAACCAGTGTCGGCACGATCTATTTTGACCTGGCCTTAAAGGATACCATCAACGCCCAACTGCAGGCCGCAGCGGCCCGTACCAAAGCCCAGGTGCAGCACGCCTTTGACGGCGTTGGGGACCAGATCCAGAAAAGCATTTCCGCCACCGGCACCCAGGCCGCCCAGGCCGCCGGTGCCGCCTGGAACAAGAGTGTGGCGTTGGCGCAGCTCAGCCTGAACAAAGCTGTCCGCGCCTTTGAGGAAAGCAAAAACCAACTGAACGCCGCCATGGCGCAGGTAAAACTGGGCGAGGAAGCCCCCAAAAGCGTTGATGCCCTTGCCCGGCGTGTGGACCAGCGCTATGCCGCCATTGAGGATGCCCGCCAGCGCCTTGCCATTCAGGTACAGGCTGCCGCCCAGCGCCAGGCCGCTGCCGAACAGCGCGCCTATGATAAGGCTGCCAAGGCTGCGGAACAGGCCGCGGTACGCCAACAGGCCGCCGCGCGCCAGGACAACACCACACATGCACCGCCCGCCAAAAAGTTTTCGCTTCTCAGCGGTTTTGCCAACCTGGCAAAGTCCGGCGCAGGGCTGCTCCGCCCACTTAGTGGCAAACTCAGTGCTCTTCTTTCTGCCAGCCTGGGGCGGGTTTCTGCCATCGGCAGCCGGGCCCTGGGCGGGCTGGTCTCTCGCCTTACCCAGGTTGACCGCCGGTTTGCCAGCGCTTCCACCGGCTGCCGCAGCTTTACGGCCCGCCTGCGCGGCATTGTCTCCGGTGCGCTGATCTTCAACGGTATTTCGGCGGGGCTGCGGCAGGTGGTCAGTTACCTGGGCAGCGCTGCCCTTACCAGCGGGCAGCTGAAAACCGCCCTGGGCAACCTGCAGGGTGCCGCCGCCACAGCCGCTGCACCGCTGGTGCAGGTTTTGGCTCCCGCCCTGGCTGCCCTGGCCAATGCCGCCGCGGCGGTGTTTGCCTGCCTGGCAAAGATCATTGCCCTGTTCACCGGCAAAAGCGTTTCCGCCGCACGCACCGCAGCAAAAAGCATGGCAGGAGTGGGCAGCGCGGCATCCGGCACTTCCAAAAAGGTACAAGATGCTGCCAAAAGCCTTGCCGGTTTTGATGAGATCGAGCGCCTGGATAAAAAGGACAGCTCCGGTTCCGGCGGCATTCCCCCCAATTACAGCTATGACGGCCAAAGTCCCTTCCTGGACAGCATTCTGGCCGCCGTCAAAGCGGGCGATTGGAACCAGGTCGGGCAGCTTGTGGCCCAAAAGCTCAACGCGGCCATGGCGGCTATCCCCTGGCCCAGCGTCCAGAATAAAGCCCAGACCTGGGCCGCAACCATTGCCAGTACCCTCAACGGCTTTATTGCCCGGCTGGACTGGCGGCTGGTTGGCTCCACCATTGCGCAGGGGCTGAACACCGCCCTGCTGTTTGTGGATGCCTTTGTCCAGAGCTTCCATTGGAACACCCTGGGCAACGGCATTGGCAATGCGCTGAACCAGTGCTTTGCGGAGCTGGATTGGGAACGTCTGGGCCGCGTGCTGACCGACAAACTGAAAGCCCTGCTGGAAACCCTGCACGGCTTTGTGCAGGCCTTTGATTTTGGTGCCCTTGGCAGTGACCTTGCCCAAGCCGCCATGGCCGGCATCAACAACGTGGACTGGGTACAGGCCGCCGGGGATCTGAGCACCGCGGCCAAGGGCATCCTGGACGGGCTGACCAACCTGCTGCGCGGCATTGACTGGGCGCAGGTGGGGCAGACCGCACTGGAATGCCTGCAGAACATTGACTGGGCAGGCATTGTGGAAAGCCTGTTCACCCTGATCGGCACCTTCATCGGCAGCATGGTTGAGCTGCTGGCCCCCACCTTTGCCAGCGTGGGGAACTGGATCAGCTCCCACTTTACCGATATCGGCCAAAACGGCATCCAGGGCTTTTTGAACGGCATGATCAGCCTGCTGGCCGACATCAGCAGCTGGATCCAGCAGCACATGATCGACCCGCTGGTCAACGCTGTCAAAAACATGCTGGGCATCCACTCCCCTTCCACGGTGTTTGCCGATATCGGGCGCAACCTGGTGCTTGGCCTGCTGAACGGCGTTTCCGGCATCTGGGGCCAGATCACGGATTTCTTTTCCCGCAGGCTGGATGATGTCCGGCAGAAGTTTGCCGATACCTGGCAGGCCGTCAACAGCGGTGCCAACGCGGCATGGAATGGCATTGCTGCCACCATCCGCAGCGCCGTGAACACTGCCATTGGCTTTATGAACCGCCTTCTTTCCGGTGCGGCCGCCATGGTCAACGGCATGATCGACGTGCTGAACCGCTTCCAGATCGATGTACCGGAGGATGTGCCCCTGATCGGCGGCACCAGCTTTGGCTTTGCGCTGGATCATGTCAGCGCGCCGCAGATCCCCATGCTGGCCCGGGGCGGCGTGATCCGCCAGCCCACCCTTGCCATGATGGGCGAATATTCCGGCGCGGCATCCAACCCCGAGATTGCTGCCCCGCAAAGTGTGCTGCAAACCCTGCTGGCCAGCGCCATGGCCGACAACACCGACACCCTGCTTTCCGGCTTTGAGGAGCTGCTGGCCGTGCTGCGGGAGATCCTGGAAGCCATTTACGGCATCGAGCTGACCGATGACGATGTAGGTCGCGCTGTACAGCGCTGGCAGCGCAAACAGGCCATTGCAACAGGAGGCTTTTATTGATGCTTTGGACCAAAAGCGATGATTTTACCATTGACGGTTTCCCCATGCTGGGCACCGCCGAAGAGCAGGAACTCTCGTTCTCTGACCTGGATTCCAGCGATTCCGGACGCGACGAAGCCGGGTTTATGCACCGGGAAGTGGTGCGGGAAAAGGTAGGCACCTGGAGCTTCCAGTACCCCCTCCTGGACAAAGAGGACTACCACTACCTGCGCACCCTGCTGCAGGGCAAGCCCAGCTTTGCCTTTGGCTACCTGGACGAGGACGGCACCCGCCATACCACAACCGCCTATTGCAGCAAATACGGCATCGTTGTCAAAAACCGCCGGACAGGAACGTTTAAGAACCTTAAGTTTAACATTATTGAATGCTGATTGAGAGTTAGGAGGTAGGAAGTAGGAGTTGGGAGTTAAAACGGGCCTAAGGTCCAGCTCTGTAGGGAACGGTCTTGACCGTTCCGGGGCTCTGCGGTAGATGATGCCATAACAGGATTTACCACAAGGTGACGGGCGCACCATGTGCGCTCCTACGGGATTGCGGCCCAATTTTCAACCCGTGCGTGAACGCGCACACCTTCCAACTCCTAACTCCTAACTAAACCCAACGGAGGTGTATACATGCATCAATCCTACCTCACTTTTTCAAGCGACACCGAGCTAAAGGACGGCTCCCTGCAGGATGCCCGCAACCTTTTGTCTCTTGCTCTATCCGGCCTGGCCGAAGCGGCCGATGAAACGCCCCTGCAAACCGCCGGGGCTGCCGAATATTTTTGCCGTTACGATCTGCCGCAGTACCTCTCTGTCCTGCGCGCCGCCATGGATACGCTGGACAAGGTGCAGCAAGGTGCGCAAGCCCCGGAGAAGCGCTCATGACCACAACCGCAAAAATTGAAGAACTCCAAAAATCCGTCATCAACGCCATCAACAACAGCTGCCTGCACCCCGCTGTGGTGCGGCTGGTGCTGCTGAACGTGATCTCGATGGTGGAAGCCAGCGAGAGAGAGGTAAACAAAAAGGAGGAAGAAGCCACAAGATGACAACACATACCATTACCCTTGCCCGCCACACTGCGCAGGTGGTGGGGCTGGTGGGGCTGGTGGGCGTCCTGGTGCTGGGCACCTGGGACAGTTATGGCACGGAACAGCTGCTGCTGCGCCCCAGCCCGGAGTGGGATGGCCTTGCGATCGATGCCACGTTCCATAACGTCCCCAACGATGAGGGTGTAACGGTATTGGCGGACACGGACGGCCTTGTACCCGTCCCGCCGGAAGCCTGTATGCGAGCATCCAAGTACGCAACCATCACGATCCGGGGCGTGCAGGACGGTGTGCAGCGCATCAGCTGCAATCTCCCCTACATGGTGCTGGATCACGCGCAGGTGCCCGGTGCCAACAGCACCGCCACCCCCAGCGAGAATGCCCAGGCCCTTGCCCAGATGCAGGACTTGCGGGACGGCGCTGTAGACGCCAAAAGACATGCCGAAGCTGCCCGCGGCGCCGCTGCCAAAAGTGCCGCTGCCGCTGTGGCGAGTGAAGAGGCCGCTGCATCGAGTGCTGTTGCCGCTGCAGGCAGTGCCGCACAGGCGGAAGCGCAGAAAACGGCGGCGGCAAAGTCTGCCAGTGATGCCCAAGGTTATATGCAGACAGCAAGCGACGCGGCAACTGCTGCCAATGCAAGCGCGGAAAACGCGGAGGGGTCAAAAGCTGCGGCGGCAAACTCTGCAACCGCTGCTGCCGGGAGTGCAACGGCTGCTGCCGGTGACGCTAAGATTGCCAGTGATGCAGCTGCAGGGGCAACAGATGCAAAAGCGGCTGCGGTGGCTGCACAGAAAGATGCTGCGGCCAGCAAGGTTGCTGCCGCAAACAGTTCCGCAGCTGCCAAGACCAGTGAAGATGCAGCTGCAAAGAGCGCGGCAGATGCCGACAGCACTGCCAACAGCATCAATGAGTCCATGACGCAGATTGCCGCGCTGCAGAAGCGCCAGAATGTTCTTGTTGGAAGCGAGACAGGCAACCCTATCGACGTTGACGACGCTTTTGCCGCCCCGCTGTGCGGCCTGACCGTGTACGGCAGAAGTACGCAGGACGGCACACCAACGCCGGATGCGCCTGTGCCTATCGTGAGCGCTGGTGACAGCGGGAGCGTGGCGGTGAAGGTAACAGGGAAGAATCTGTTTTACGAACAGGAATTTCAAGAATATTTTATCAATTCAGTAGCAAATACCGTTGGTTTAGCCACCGGAAATGTATCATGTGTTTTGCAAGTGGTTACAGGAGCTAAATACTATGTTACGAGAAGCAAAATTGGAGCTAAATTCCGTGTTGCGGTCGTTGATAAGCTACCCACTTTAGGCAATCCGGTTACTCCGTCTAGCGGTATAAATGCAGATTCAAAACGACAAATAGAAATTTCTGCGACATCCAAGTACATGGTCATTCAATGTGAGGATGAAGCAGCTTTTAGTGAGTTGATGGTGTCGTTGGATTCATCCACAGCCTACTCCCCCTACCGTGAACAGCTCCTCACCCTGCCCACTCCCAACGGCTTACCCGGCATCCCTGTCACGTCCGGCGGCAACTACACGGATGAAAATGGGCAGCAATGGATTTGCGATGAAGTGGACTTAGAGAGAGGGGTGAAGGTGCAGAGGGTGAACGCGGTAGACTTGTCAACCTGTGTAATTACAGGTACCACCAAATTTGCGGCAACAAAGCGATTGGCGATTCGGTTGCCACTCAATGGTCGCGATTATAAAACAGAAGCCCTATGCAATAAATTGCAATTTTTAGTTTCGTTTACCAAAGATACCCTGCACTTTTATGTAGACGTATCCAGTGCGCAGGTTTTTATTCCCATTGGCGCTAAAAACCCGGAAGAAGGAGAATACATTTTATTCTACGCTCTTGCCACTCCCATCGAAACCCCGCTCACCCCTGCTGAAATTGCTGCTTACAAAGCCCTCACCGCTTACGCGCCCGACACCGTTGTGCAAGCGAGCGACGGCGCAGGCATCAAGCTGGACTACCAGCGCGATGTGAACATTGTAATCAAAAAGTTTGAGGATGCCATTGCATCCATGACTACCACCTAAAGGAGGTACACATATGGCTATCAAAAGTAAAGCCCGGCACGACCTGACCCTGCGCTCTATCAAGCGGGAAATCGCCGCCGGACGTGACGTGGCATACTGGTTGGACAAGGCGTACACCCATCTGGACAGTGGCCTGCTGACGGAGGACGACATTGCAGAGGTGGAGACTCTGGCACAGGCGTATTATGACGCGCTGGATGCCGAGGACAGCAAAGAAGATGCCACAGATGATACAGAGGCAGTCAGCTAAATTGGGCTTTAGCTTGCCCAAAAAAGGAGTTGAAAATTATGAGATTATCCAACGAAGACGTCCTGCTCCACTGGCCCCTGGCCCAGCACATTATCACCGCCGGCTGGCTCTACAATGACGGCAGCCTGCACCGGGCTCTGGATTTCCGCGCGGCGGTGGGCACGCCGGTATACGCCGCAGAGGGTGGCACGGTGGAGACGGCCTACCGCTGGAATGGCCACCGCACCCAGGGCGACACCAATAGCTATGGCAATATGCTCAAGCTGCGCCATGCGGATTACCGCGGCGGCCGGCTGGAGACGCTGTACGCCCATTTGAGCAAACTCTGCGTGGCCCAGGGGGAGACGGTATACGAGGGCCAGCTGATCGGCTACAGCGGGGATACCGGCAACTGTTACGGGGCACACCTGCATTTTGAGGTGCGGTACAAAAATCGCCGGGTCCACCCGCTGAACTGGCTGGATGCAGATTTTGCGGCGGCATCTACCGCGGTGCGGCTGGGCGGCTACCAGAGCGTTGCCCGCCCGGTAGCGGAAAAAACACAGCCGGTCCAAATGCAGACGGTAACGGTGGGGCCGATTTCCAACGAGGACGCTGCCCGGCTGTATGCCCTGTGTGGGGACCTTGGCCTGGTGGAATCGGGGCTGTACCACGCCACCTATACGGAGGTGTGATCAGGATGGAAGCAATTCTGGTGGCGCTGATCACCGGCGGGCTGAGCCTGCTGGGGGTGGTTATCACCAACATGATGGCTGCCCGCCGCGCGGAACAGCGGATGGCCACCGCGCAGGCCGTGACCGATACCAAAATTGAAGAGCTGACCCGCGAAGTCCGCGCTCACAATAACTTTGCCCAGCGGGTGCCGGTGCTGGAAGAACAAATCAAGGTTGCAAACCACCGGATCGCGGACCTGGAAAACAAAACTGCTTGAAAATCACACACAGAGACATAGGAGGAAAAATCATGGATTTTGCATCTTTTGGCGTCGCATCCGTTGCCTGCATCACCGTTATCTGCTACCTTGCCGCAACGGCTGTCAAGCAAACCCCGCTGGCCAGCAAATGGCTGCCGTCCATCTGCGGTGCCCTTGGCGGCCTGCTGGGCTTGGCCGCCATGTACATCAACGTGCCGGACTTCCCGGCAGGCGACCCATTGACAGCGCTGGCCGTGGGCATTGTTTCCGGCCTGGCTGCCACCGGCGCGGATCAGGTTATTAAGCAGATCGGCAATGACAACTGACCAGCAAGTTACCAGCAAATTACCAGCAAGTTAAATAATCCATAATTAAAGCGGCGGGCTTTCCCTCTTTTCAGGGATTGCCCGTCGCTTATTTTTTATGCTCTTGTAGTCAAAATGTAGTCAGCCCAACATATAACAAAAAGCGCGGCAAATGTTTTGCACATTCTACCGCGCTATTTTTGGTGCACCATCGGGGACTCGAACCCAGGACCCACTGATTAAGAGTCAGTTGCTCTACCAACTGAGCTAATGGTGCTTAATAAAGCAAACCCACGAAGCGGGCTTTCCGCTCGGCCCGTGGGCTGCTTGCTTTTAAGAGA